AGCAAATCTCTTAACTCTTGGACGCTCATCATCATAAATCATTACTGTGGTAAGTGGTGAATTATAATCAACAGTAATATTTCCCTCTACATCTGTCCAAACAATTGCATAGCAATCGCCATAGACAAGTGCACGGCGATGAATTTCATCTGCATCAATTTGCAAATCATTCATTTGCCAAATTTCATTTATTTGTTGATTTGCTTCTGCTGTATTTGCAACAATATTTGCAATTTCAAGACGGTTTAGAACAGAATCTACTACAGTCCTTGCAAAATTAAATCTAAAGTCGCTTCCAGCATTGCCAAGCAACTTATACCAACGATTATTAGGAAAAACCTCAGAGTTTGTTCCTTCATAATATGTTTCGGCAGTTAGATAGGTATTTCGTCTATCTACTATCGTATCAATAGCCTTTTTAATATCAGACATGTTGTCTCCTTAAATAATTTATTTGTTTTGTTTCTAGTTTTACTGCTTTATTATCCAAGAAGTACAAAATGCCAGAAACTACAGCATCTAGTACGTCTTCGTGGGATAGTTTTGGAAACGCCCACATTTGTTCTTCCAATACTGGGAAATGTGAAGTATGCTTCACTTTCTTTTGTTGGTAGAAGTTCAAAGCCTTACCAGCACGAATCTGTTTAGACAAATGCTGAGTCTTTGATCTATATTTAGCAGGGACATGTTTAAAAACGTCTTTCCACAAGTCTCCACCTTGGTTTACTTCAACATAAACCACTCCAGCATCAAATGTTTCAACTAGAGCAGCAACCCTATCTGCAATTTCAGACGGGGACATCTTAACTTGTTCTGCATGACGCACATAAATATTATTCTTTCCTTTTGCATCAATGCCTCTTGACAAAACAGCAATACCTGTAAAGTCAGATATCTTGTTTTTTGTTACGGCTGGGTCAATACTAATAATTGTATTTCCATAATCTTCTAATTCTTCAATTTCAACATCTTCATTAACCCAAAATGTTCCATCAGTATTAACTGGTCTATTCATATAGTTTTTAGCAAAGTCTCTAAGATGTCTTTGGCTTTGCAACCAGTCCAGAGGCCACTTCTCAGGCCATACAGAGCGTTCTGAGCCATCATCGTTGTTCATTATGGCTGGATAGTAGTGCACATTCACATTCTGGTCTTTAATCCAAGATAATTCAGGATCGGCATAACCTTCACCATATTTTCTGAATTGATCCATTACAGAGTTTGGCATAGTAGTTGTTCCAACAAATATCATACGAGCATAGATATTCATAGGAGCAATATCATCAAAGACTGTATTTTTTTGTTGTCCTGCCTGATATTCAGAGTAGTTCTTTTCGCCTTTTTCAATATCGTCCAAAATAATTAAGTCTGGGCGTTGACCAAAAACTTTTTTACCTAAAGAGTTAGTGTCAATACCATTAGCGTCAAAAATAAAATCGTTGCTCTGAATAATACGCCAAGAATTTGATGCCATGGCACGTCCTGACGAAGCCACAATCTTAGGTTTGCATAATTCTGGATAATCTTCTTGTAAATATTCATTTCCCTCCAATTCGTTTTTAAATGTCATCAAATGTGTCTCTGCTTGCGAGGCGGCATCAGAAAATGCAGCAATAAATTTTACATGGTTATGTGCAGCAGCCCACATAGGCAAAATAAGAAAGATCCATGTAGATTTACCACATTCACGAGGAGCAATAAATGCATCACGGTTTTCTTTTGGTCTTTCTGGTTTGTGGATCCAAGATTTGCCATATTCGGCTAGATCAACATGAAATTCAGATAATGTTATTTCTCCTTGAGCATTTTGAAGATGATGAGGCAAATAAACCAAAGCAAATAACATAGGGTCATATTTGGTTAATTCCCTACGTCCTTCAGAAAATGATAACAATTCTAATGGAATGGTTTGTAAAATATCAGTTGCCTTCATTCTTCCTTCTTGTTCTCTTATTCTCCAAATTAGTTAGTCTTGTATTTATTTCACTTATTAGGTTTTCTAATCTATTTAATTGATCTTTTGTGCTGCTACCGCCATTTGGTCTAAATTCTTTAATCAAAAACCTCATCATAGCGAATATTGAGCCAAGAATTGCTGTCAATGCTCCTCCAAATGCTGCTACTAGTTCTGGTGTCATTTATAACACACTCCCATATTTGGTTTTGTGGGAAATATTTTTCTCAGACAGCAAAAAAATGAAACGAAAAAAAGTTTTCAAAGCGGGTACCCCCCACGCTACCATATCAAACCTCATTTGTCAAACCTCTCAAACCATTATTTCTCATAGCCTCATTTCGTGCTTTTGCTTCATTCAATAAATCAATGATGGCCAGATCTTGTCCATCTTTGTTTCTTTGTTCATTGATATGTGTTGACTTACCTTCAATAAGGTTAATGGTTTGTATTGCTTTATGGACAGCATTGGCCAATTTGTTCAAACCATCGCTATCCAATGTATCTTGCATTAGGGATTCTACACATCTATCCAATACTGCTTGTGCTGCTATAAGTTTTTCTTTGTCTGAATAGAATACTCCAAGTCCCGCCGCCATTTTGGCGAGGGTATCAATAGAAGGCATTTCAATACCTCTATTAACAAACCATTTCTTGGCAGTATGATAGGATTTAGGATATCCAAGATATCTCATTGCTGGTCCAATACCCATTTCCTGAGCATTCTCTATAAATTCTGTAATTTGTTCTTCTTCAAAGGTTTGATAACCCATTATTTGCTCCTTATTGGGGATATTATGGTTTGGGATAAAAAGGTTTGGATATTTGACATTACGGCACACATCTGGTAGGATCCCCACTGTTTTAAACCATTTATCTTCATATCAAACCGTCTCCAATAGTTCTTGTATCTTTTCAGATAATTCATCATCCAAACCAATTGTAACTTTAATATCTGTTGACTTATTCTCATTAAAGAAATGTAATACAAAGGATAGTTCTCCATCTGTATATTCTATATCTCCTGCATATGGGAATAATATCAATTGTTCTCCTTATACCGTCCAAAATTTAACTAGTTATTGCAACTATGTAATTGTATCATAAAAAAAGAGAGAAGCGACGAATAAAGAGGTGACTAAAAACATCGCTTCTCTCACTAGTGAGTAGATACTAGTATAGGAGATACCTTGCAGAGACAAGGTAATACCAGTATATCACAAACCCTTCTTCTGGTATCTTGTTATTTTCTTTACCCAACATGGTTTGCAATAAGATAAATGCCAATCTGGTGCATTTTTTCTAATACCAAACTCAGATATATTTTTTATAACATTACAATCAAGACACATTTTGCTTTCTCTAACTATTGTTGGACCAGTTGTCTTTATTCTGTCCCGCTTTATTTTGTCTATTTGATTATTACAAACCTTGCAATATGTCTGTCTATTATTGTACGATCTTGTTGAATAATGATAATCGTCCAAACTCTTGATTTCTTTGCATCTTGGACATTTTTTAATCTTTTGTGGGCTGTCCATAAACACCATCCTTGTTGCGCTTAGTCTTTAATCTATGACAGTTGGCACATAATGTCCAAACATTGGAAGGGTCATTATTAGCCCTATTCCCATCTTTATGGTCTACATCCAGTTGTATTCTATCTACTGGAATAAATCCACACATTTCACAGTGGTTTCCTTTTTGTACCCTGCCTCTTCTGTGACATTGGCTACAAACACTTCTGTAATGTTTTCTACCCTTTTCATCCCTACCTAATAAAGCGGTCATGTTACCGCATTTGCATTCCCTTTGTGTTAATGCCCCTCTAGCCTTCATATTCTACCCATCCTATTTCTTTTAATTGACCCTGGCAAATTGCACAGGTTGTTTGCGGTTTTGATGTATGGTATACAATTTCACAAGGCATACAATGATTAACTATCATTTTCTCTGTCATTTATTCTCCTTATATATTATGCTCGTTACACGAGCGTATCAGACCAAGAGGATAGATTACTTTCCTTCCAAGTAATATTTCCTTTGGAATTCTTATTATGTTTATCTTTATGTTTATCTTTATTTATACTTAGTGTATCGGATTTGACTACTGATTCGTCAGATTTAATACATGGAATAGTCAAATTTGGGACATGGATTTCATATCTATTATTTTTATAGTGATTTGACTTATGCTTATCTTTAGTTACCGTGAGCCAACCCAGTTTTTCCAAATCAGAAACTGTCTTAATTAATGTATTTCTGCTACCTATCCCAGCATCCTTCATCAATTGCTGTTGGTTAGGATATGCATTTTTACCTCTGCTTGCTATTGCAAATAATACTGCTTTATGGTAACCTGTAGGTAATGACCTGTCATCTCTAATGGCTGCCATGATATTTAAGTCCATAGTGTCTCCTCACTTATATATAGTATAACACATAAGCAAGGTATTGTCAAACCATGCTACTCGTCTATCTCAAAGCCTTCCTCTTCAGCCTCTTCCAGAGCCTCTTCTATTTCTGATAATATTTCTTGGGCTTCACCATAGGCTTCTTCCATTATTGAATTACCCTCTTCAACAATCTCACCCATAAAATCCATATATTCTCCAATATCTACACCTGGCCAGCCATCATTAATTGGACCCATTGCATCTTCAAATGCTGGTGCTACATAATTTTCAAATACTGATGCCTGACCTTCATTACCAACCATACCTTCC